GTTTTTTTTTTTTTAACTTAAAACTAATAAATAAAATAAATAAGTTTTAAACAAAACATAATATAAAAATTATTAGATCTTTTCGAGATTCTTTATTAATATAGATTAATGAAGAATCGGAAAAGATCAAAAATAGGAAGAAACATTTTACTTTACAAAAATAAAAATCAATGTAAAATCAATTTTAGAACAAAATTTTTCAAAACTCAAAACTAAAACGTATATTATTGAAATGTAAAAAACAATTTATTAGCCACAATCCATCCCTAAATAATGGTGTGTAGGTGAAAGCGATTTGTAAAATATTTAGGCCAAGGAAACATCAATAATGCTTGTAAAAAACTTGGATATTTTATTTTTGATGACTCTATGATATTCAGAACTTGCAAGGTATAAACATTGGGCTCGAACCAACACCAGAGTTCCTTTTATAAGAAAAAATAAAACTTAATAGTAAATGTCATCATCGGGGTTTGTGAAAACGGAATCAGTTCTCTCACTATTTCTAAGAGAGTAAAACGCATTTTGCGTATCTTCGTTTTCTCTGCGGACAATTGCTGTCATTTCGTCATATGTTGTGCACCACGAAAAATTTGTTTTGGTGCGTGCGCATAAAGCGTTGACTTGTTGACGAATTTCTTCATAATAGTCCTCTCCTCTCCAGTAGGCAAATCGCATAGCCGTACCGAAGTTTACTCGGAGTTGTTCCTCATTTGTAAGTGCTGTTTTTGTGCGCACCCAGTTCAATAATTGATGAACTTGTGATTCATTTGGGTACACTTCATAGATTCCATTTCTTCTTATGAAACCGTTTTTGAGGAACTGCACTTCATCTATCGTCTTTGCTGTCACAATAGGTGTTTTGTCAGGGGCAGTGACTTCATAGCCAATGCTCTTATATTGAGCTACCAATCTCTCAGCAGTAACATAATTTCTCGCATCTGGTGAAATTGCAATTATTATGTCATCAGCAGCTTTTACGCTGCGACAATGTTCCATGATGTATGGAATGGTAGCTTTGTGAGGTGCATACTTTTTCAAGATCTTATAGCAAGCCAGACCAAAAATGATCTCATGCGCCTCTGAATTTTCCATGAACGTAGCTGGATGTCCAGACAACAATCCACTGGTTTTTACATACAAAATATCTTCAAAAACCACATCTGCATGGATGTAATCTATGATTGATGCGTATGCTTCTCTTTCAATCAACTCGCTCCAAGGCAAACCTTGGTTTAACATCGATCTCTTCAAGATGTCCAATCTGACTTTAGTACAGATATTCATCAAAGTCTGGTTCATTTTCTCTTCCCAGGCTTTTACATCAAAATCTATAACGTAGTCAGTGTATCGAAGATGGCAAGCGATAGCATTCCAGTGTCTTTCAGGATCAACACCCATAGCAAATGGGCATGTTCCTCCTTCATTCCAAACGTTCTTTGTCATTGTGTGGAAATCTTTAAAGATTGTCATGTATCCGATCTGTTGAATGAAATTTCCCATTCCAACTGTTCTTGTCTTGGGTTCTTTGATCTTATTTTCACCGACCAACTCATGTTTACGAAATTCAATCTTGAAGTTCTGATTCACAATTCCGGCATGATAGGCGTTGTTCATGACTTCTAAATCGGCGAAAACTCGATTCTGGATATTCCATTCTTTTGTTCTCTCATTGTAAGATATGAAGGGTTTCTTGCCACTTACACCTCTTTCCAATTTATATGGGAGACCTGCGCATGTGCTGACATCAATACTAGTTGATCCAGGCATTTTAATACCTGTAATTGCCTGTGCTGGTGTAAGCACACGAGCAAGATGAACATTGGGTACCCAAGTACTATAAATAGATGTCAAATACTTGTGTCCCCAAACCTCATCTTCTGGCTCTAAAATAGCAGTTTTTATTCCAGCAGATTTATTCAACGAAACCTCCAACATATGTCTAGCTCCAGGTTCGATCCTAGGATCGCTCATTGTTTGTATAGCGGGCTGGACTTCACTATGGAAATATCCATATATTGGAGTCTTCTTAAATCCAGATGCAGTATCAACTGCTTGTGATGGAAAAGGTGATTCTTTCAATATTTGATTATGTTTGAAGACAGATTTCAAACGATGTTCACTAACCTCTTCAACATCATGTAAGTTTACAGCAATTCTATCTTTGAACTCAAATTGCTTCATTACTTTATCGATTTGTTCTCTTGAACATATAGCGATATATGTAATATGCATTGTAGGATTGCTCTGATGGACTACTCCAAGAACTTTTGAGGGAAGATGATTATTATGGTGTATAACAACAGAACCTGAATCACCTGGTTTTGTAGAGACATCGCAGGCCAATACTCTTCCCTTATGTCTTCCATATGCCCTAGTATCAACAGGGACATACAATTTTTCTGGTCCTTGGGCCAAGAAGTGTCTATCTGTAGACTCATTTGTAGGTTTTATTACCTGACTTTCACGAATTGATACAACAGTTGCTTCTGTGGTTCTCAATTGAATCATACTATCAATCAATTCAGCTTCTTGAATCCACTTTGATCTCAAAGGTTTTGCTGGTCTAATTTGATGAATTGCAAGTAATGCATAGTCTGTGTCAGGTATCGGTTTATAATCTTTGGCCAAAACCACCACTTCTTTCATTGTCTGAGAGGTAGATGGATCAGCAACCTGAACTGTAGCAGGAAATTTAACATGTGCAAATGAATGTTGATTGACAATGAAGATATTACCTTCATAAGCCAGCATTTGGAAGGCTGAGTCTTGCACATATGCCTTAAAGCATGATCTTGTAATGCTTTTGTCAACCTCTTTGGAACTGACTGGCAATGTTGTTGCTGATCTGGAAACGCCTGGAATATAT